TCTGCTGCGCGGGCATAACCTGCGGCATCCTGTGCGCTCTGTCCGGCTGCGGCTGCATTTGCTCCTGTGCTTGTCACATCTTCCGCAGTGGCCTTTCTGTCCTCAGCTGTGACGGTTGCATCCTGTCGGGCTTTCTCCGCAAAACGTTGTGCATCATCACGGGCCGTTGCGGCTGCCGCCACATCCTGCGCCGTCTGCTGTGCGTTTCCGGCTGCAGCCCCGGCACTCTGCTGCGCCTGCGCCACCATTTCCTCAAAGCGCTTCATCACCTCCGGACGTAAATCACCATCCTTTGGTGCATTCAGAAACGCGTTCAGTGTCCCCGGTGCATCAGTCGGTGCCACATCAATATCCCCGACACGGGTTGGCTGCCAGCCGTTACAGTGAAGCGCAACCTCGTAATACCCCGGCTCAGCCTCAATCACATAAGCACCGTTATTGTCCGTCACGCAAGTGGCAACAACGTGTGCCACAACGGTCGGACTGGTTCTTCTGGCCCGCAGTTCAATCGCACAATTTACGACAGGTTTACCCGCCCCATCTTTCAGTACACCTGAAATCTTTACTGCCATATTCACCCCACAAAAAGCCCGCCTGAACCAGCGGGCTGTCATAACACTGTGTTACCTGGCTAATCAGAACTTATAACCGACACCCACGATGAAACCGTCAGTGCGCCAGTCGCCACTGCCGGAACCTTCATAAGCAAGGTCAATGGCCACGGATTCGGTCGGGTTAAACTGCACGCCAGCCCCCCACGCCAGAGACGTGTTGCTGTGGCGGTTGTCATCACTCCCGGTCAGCACATCGTGCGTTTTCCCCTTGTTGTCAGTTACGCGGAGATAATCCCCGGAGAAGGTCGACACACGGCTGTAAGCCACGCCCGCCATCGCATACGCGCTGAACCATTCATTCACGCGCACAGACAGCCCCGCCATCACGCTGAACCAGCGGTTACGCACGGAATCCTCATGCCAGCGGGTATCACTGTAATGCGTTTTTTGCTCATCTTCAGCGTTGGCATAGCTGAATGACGTCACCAGCCCCAGCGTGTCCGTAAACTCATAACGGTATTTCACGTTAATCCCGTTCAGATCATCACTGCCGGGAGCGTTCGTCGAGGCATGAAGATACCCCGCGCTCAGCGTGGACCGATGTTCAGACGCCCATGCAGGCGCACCGGATACAGCCAGACAGATGGCTGCGGACAAAATGGCAGCATAAAGTTTACGCATAATTACCTCTCGCTTTTCTGCAATAAAAAAGGCACCATTTCTGGTGCCCGTATCTGGGTTATAAAATTCAGCTGATACTGATACCTGCTGTGGATTTCTTCATCACAACAACCAGCAAATCGCTGATACTTGCTGTGGGATACCAGCCATTTACCAGCCATGCCGATACAGAAAACTCCAGCGTCATGTGACCGTGACCGGCAGGCATATCAATAACACCCGTATATATCAGCGTATTATCCAGGGTCGTTCGGTTATAAATTTCAGCACCGTTTTTCTTCACTATCAGGCGGCATGACGAATAAATATTGTTATTCTTCCGCTCATGTTTAGCACCGCGAAACGCCACCGCGGGAATAACAATTTGCCGATCAAACGGCTGATCGTCATAAACCCTGACGGTAATGGTCCCTGATGGCCACCTCTCCGGTGCCCGGGAGTCCCGTGGGAAAGGTTTGCCCACTGTTTTAACGAGATCGCCTTCAATCTGGTTCGCGGACAATTTTCCCAGAACCCGACAGTTCTTATTAATCGTGACGTTGTTGAGCGTCCCGGAGTTCGCGTTCACGTTACCGCTGATATCGGCATTTTTCGCCGTCAGCCGTCCGCCAGGTGTCAGGGAAAATGCCGGAGGATTACCGCCGCTGGTAATGGTCGGAGCCGTCAGGCGTTTCAGGAACACGTCGTTCATGAATATCTGATCGCCCTGACCAACAAACATCGGCTTTGTGTTGCCATTCGCAGGATTAATCATCGCAATCCTGTCTGCCGCCAGCAGCACCTGACTCTGCATTCCTGCTGGCGTATTCTCAATACCGGCACCGATACCCGCAATATAAAGGCGTCCGTCCTTCATCTGTTGCAGCTTCACAGCCCACATGCTGTTCAGGTTATTATTTGTATCAACCTGAACTTTCTGTATCTGCTGGATTGCAGCACTCTGATTTTCCAGTTTTTTATTGACGGTTTGCGTGATTTCATTGCTGACATTCGTAATGGACGTCCTGATTTCAGTCAGGTCCGGCGCAAGCTGACCGTTATCAATCTGCGTCCACAACTCCTTGCCGAGATGCGTTTTATTGATCAACCCTTTATAAAAACTCAGATAACCTTCCGCATCATCGCTCGCCCGACCGACGGCCTCCACAAATGCCGATTTGCCAACGGTGTTCACACTGCGAACGTAAAAATAATAATCATGGCCCGGCCTGATATTGATACTGGCGGCTATCCAGTACAGCGCCGTGCCAAGATAGCGGGCGCTGGTTTCAACCTGCCTGATATCCGCAATCCGCTTTTCCGAAAACCAGAACTCAAACTGCACCGTCGGGTCATATACAGCCAGTTTCGGGACCACCGTTATCTGAAAATACCCCGGTATCAGTTCAATAGTGACAGGCGCTGCCGGTGCCGCAATCCGGAACGATACCGACGCCGGATCGCCCTGCTGCCCCCGGGCATTTACCGCCCGGACTGTCAGACTGTAATTCCCCAGCGCCAGCTGCCTGAAGCGGTATGTGGTTTCCGTCGTCCTGGCTGTGCTGACCAGCCGCTCACTGCCGTCGTCCGCTGCCACGGTCAGGCGAAGCAGGAAGCTCACACCCTTCACCACCTTCGGCGTGTCCCATCGCGCCAGCACCTGATATTCCCCGCTGTCTGCGGTGACTTCGGCGGTCAGATGCTGCACCGCTGGCGGCGTGACACCATTCACCGTGCCGCGCCGGTCACCGTCAAAGTGTGCCCCGTTATCCACGATGGCCTCTTTTTCCGGCACATGCTGCACGGCGGTGATGGCATACGTGCCGTCGTCGTTCTCACGGATACTCACGCAGCGGAACAGGCGCTGGCGCAGCGTCGGCAGCTTCAGCCCCCACACGCTGTATTCTGCAACGCCGTCAGGAACCCGGCTCACTTTCACCTTCACGCCGTCGGTGACGGACTGAACCTCCACGCTGACCGGATTGCCATTTCCGTCAACCAGGCTTATCAGCGTGGTACCGGAGGACGGCAGCGTGATTTCACGGTCGAGCGTCAGCGTCCGGGTCTGGCTGTTCACCGCCAGTACGCGACCACCGGTGCTGATACCGGCATAATCATCATCGCAGATTTCAATGACATCACCCGGTACATGGCGAAGCCCTTCTGCGCCGACGCTGAAGTCCACGGTCTGCGTTTCCAGCAGTTCCGTTTTAATCAGCCACAGCCCGGCGCGGTGCGCCTGTCCCCGGCTGGTACAGCCAAAGGCATCCATCTTCGTGACGTTACGACCGTAACGGACAATGGCCTGCGTGTCCTCCACAAGCTCTGTCGCCGTCTCATGACCGTTGTCCGGATCAATCCAGTTCACCTCAACGACATTATGGCGGTCCTTCAGGGCGCTGAAGCTGTAGCGGAACGGCGCGCCATCATCCGGCATCACCACATTACTGCGGTTATAGGTCCACACTTTATCCGACGGTCGGTCCTGCACGAACGTCAGCGTCTGCCCGTTCCATACCGGCATACAGCGCATCGCCGAGCAGAAATCACTGAGAACATCCCACGCCTTACGCTGTGTGGTCAGGTAAGCGTTACAGGTGATGCGCGGCTCCGTGCCGCCAAATCCGTCCGGCACTGACTGGTCGCAGTACTGGCCGATGACATACAGCGCCCATTTGTCCACATCTGCCGCACCAAGACGTTTCCCCATGCCGTAGCGCGGATGAGTGAGCATGTCCCACAGACACCAGGCCATGTTGTTGCTGTATGCTGGCTTAAGCGTTCCGTCCCAGATACCGCTGTATTGCCGCGTCTGCGGGTTATAGTTCGACGGCACCTGCAGAATGCGCCCGCGAAGATGATAATTGCGACTCACCTGCTGGTTACCGAACTGCTCTGAATCCACCTGCACGCCGACCAGCGCCGTGTTCGGGTAGCACTGTTTCACATCGATGATTTCGGTGTACGACGACCAGAGCGTTTTGTTCTGCAGCTGGTCTGTGGTGCTGTCCGGTGTCATCCTGCGCATCCGGATATTAAACGGGCGCGGCGGCAGGTTACCCACCACCACCGAGGCCAGATACTGCGAAGTGGTTTTGCCCTTAATGGTGATGTCTTTTTCCGTCACCCAGCCACCGTTACGCTGTATCTGAACCAGCAGGCGGACTTCCGACGGATTCCGGTCCCCCTTTGAGGTGGTTTCCACCAGTGCCTGCACACCGAAGGTCAGGCGCAGACGATCAATGTTTGCCGACGTGATGGTCCGGGTGATCGGCGTGTCGTATTTCACTTCCGTACCCAGCACAGTCTCTGAGCCGGAAGATTCAAACCCCTCCGGCGGTGTCTGCTCCTGCTCGCCGGCGCGGAACACCACCGTAACACCGGAAAAGTTTGTCTTCCCCTCGCTATCCAGGACCGGCGTACCGTTCAGCAGCACGCTTTTTAATCCATCCACCGGACCGTCAACCGGCCCTTCGCTGATGGCATCAATCACACTCAGCAACTGCGTGGATTTCAGGTTGTCCTTCGCTTCGCGCGGGGTATGCCCCTTACTGCTGCCTTTACCCATTCCTCACGCTCCATAAACGACAAAACCGCCCGCAGGCGGTTTCACATGAAACATTTTGCATCAGCGACCAATCACCACAACCTGACCACCATCCCCTTCGTCTGCCGTGCTGATCTCCTGAGATACCACCCGCGACCCCACGCGCATTTCACCGTACAGAACAGGCAGAACATTGCCCTGGGCAACCATGTTATCCAGTGAGGAGAAACAGGTGTTCTGTTTGCCGTTATCCGTTGTCTGTGTACGGGGAGTTCTGGCTTTCGGTGCCAGCATCTGTGCAACACCGCCAAGCGTCATACTGGCACCGAGAGAAAACAGCAGATTACTCGCCATAATTCCTACCCCCGGCATCCATATAGCAACCGCCATAACAGCTGCCCCCAGCACCGCCTGAAACACACCGCCACTTTTAGCTCCCACCAGACGCGGTACTATGTGGATCACTGCACCATTTGCCAGCGGCTCATTAAGACGGGCAGACAATTCGGTTTCACCTGCATCACGCCCGGCAATGCGCACCTGATACCAGCCGTCACTCAGTTTCTGACGAAACGCCGGGAGCTGTGTGGCCAGTGCGCGGATGGCTTCAGCCCCCGTTTTCACACGAAGGTCGATGCGGCGGCCAAATCGTTGCAAATCCCCGTAAAGGCAGATGCGTGCCATTCCCGGTGACGCCAGAGGGAGTGTGTGCGTCGCTGCCATTTGTCGGTATACCTCTCTCGTTTACTCAGTTGTTCAGGAATATGGTGCAGCAGCTCACCATCGCCGCAGTAAATGGCGGCATGATTCGGCACCGATGAACCAAAACAGCACAGCAGCACATCGCCCGGTTGTGCTGATGACAACGGCACCTGATACAGCCCTGTGGCCTCCAGATTATCCAGATAGAGATTCTGACCGTGACGCCACCAGTCATCCCCGCGATGAAAATCCGGCATCTCAATCCCCGCCAGATGATAAGCATCCCGGAACAGCGTGTAACAGTCCGTCACCCCGTGCTCAAAGCGCCGCCCGGTGAGATGCGGCACACAGCGGAACTTGTGAATCGTCCCCCGGCAGACCAGCCACCACGGCAAATCACTCTGCACCTGCAGCCGCCGGTCAGCCTCACTCAGCCAGGGCAGACCACCGGGATGACTGTGGACCAGTGCCACAATCTCACCCTGCATTTGTGCCCGCAGCCAGTCCTCCGGAGCCATCCGGAACCGTTCCTCCGGCTCACCGGAGATATTCTCGCTGGGAAGATACCTGTCTCCCTCCGGCGTTCTCACCACGAAGCCACACGACTCCGCTGGCGCACATCGCCGGGCGTGCGCCAGAATCGCTGATTCTGTCTGTGTCATGGATTTACTGAGAAAGTTTATTGATGGAAAGGAAACCGCCGAAATTACCGGTATTGTTGCGCAACTCACACCCGCGCATACACTTGCTGCATTTGTCCTTCCGGATATCCGTTGTTGGTTTGTCGAACTCGTCAGCCACTGCCCTGCCCGTGTAACCACACTCATCAGAACGGTAAGTCCACATACAGGTATTCGCCAGCATGATACGCCCCGGGAAAACCGCGCCATCCGTCTCCGTTGGTGTGGCCAGCACAAAAGAGGCACTGACCGCGCTCAGTTCGCTGCACTGCTCGATGCGCCAGCGGCTGATCACCTCCTGTTCCGGATCGGCGTCGCTGTTTCCGTTGACGAAGTTCACCGCATCCAGAAAACGGGCGTAAACCTTACGCCGGACCACCGTTCCGCCGACCAGACTCTGCAGATCTTCCGCCATCCCGGTGACCATGCCGTGCAGGTTAGAGACCGTCAGTGTCGGACGGGCAGCACAGCCCCTGCCGTTCAGTTCAAACCCCGACCCCTGAATGGGGTATGCCTGATACTGCCGCCCCTGCCAGGTGACCGGCTCACCTTTTTCGTTCTGCTCATTACAGAAAAAATAACGCTCACCACCGACCTCTGTCAGATCGATTTCCCAGAGCTCCACCCGGGCTGACTGCTCCGCACGGGTGCATTCATTCAGTGTTTCCTGCCGGATATCCTGCATCAGTTCACCACCTGTTCAAAATCGGCCGTTACAGTCACCCATAACGCCCCCACGCTTGCCGACCATTTACGACAAACCACCCTGATCAGTTTCCAGTCATAAGGTGGCGTCCACTGAAATGCGCGGACGCCACCGTGCCGTTCCAGAAAGGCTTTTAAAGATGGGTGTTCACCTTTACGAACACGTATCGTCACGCTGTAAGTCGACAACTGGTTATTCAGTCCCGCCGCACGACGCTGTTCATAACCATCGCCCAGCTTCACTGTCACCACTTTCGGCTCTGATACCACATTCATATCCGGGCGCACTTTCCAGTGAAACGTCTCCATTACCGGTATGCTCCACTTAACCGGCCACCATCACGGGCCTGCTGTTGCATAAAGTCCGCGGCCGCTTTTTTCCCGAGGTCATAAACCACCTTCAGGGCAGCCGGACCTATCTGCCCGTTCGTGCCGTCGTTATTGATCTCAATGTTGTACTGCGGGGCAAACATCACCATGCCTGAACCACCAGTATCCGCCACAACCCCCAGCTTACCATCAGCACCGCGACGCAGTGGCAGAATGGCTTCAGGTCCCGCTTCCCCCATCACACCCGCGCCTTTTGCAAAAGCAAAAAACGTCGGACGGTTAACCACCGTGCCACTGTAGCGACTCAAATCAGCAGACTGGTAAACACCGCCATCAGCATTAGTCGTGAAGCCGAATAAAGAACCGACGCCCTTTACCGCCTGCATCATGGCCATCTGTGCCATAATTCTGGCCATATCTGACAACAGGGAAGAGGTGAAGGATTTAAAATTCAGCTTACCGGTGGTACAGAATGTCGCCAGTGCATTACCGGCACTGCTGAATGCCACTGTAAACATCTGTTCTGCCGTTCCCGCCGCATTATCCGCATCCGCCGTAAAATTCTGAAACGCCCGCATGGCACCGTTTTTCCAGTCGCCCTGCGCCACTTCCAGTTCCTGCCAGTAGCGTTTGTTTTCATTCAGTTGTCGCTTCAGGCTCCCCTTCAGCACCTCCTCAGCCCTCCGGTAGTCCTCCGTCCCGTAAGTGCCTTTCTGGCGACTGTCATTCTCAAGCTGTTGCAACTGTTGCCGGTATTCCTGCCGGATGCGCAACTGTGCCTGGTAGCGCTGCCGCTGCTTATCCCCCATACCTGCAGTGGCAATATCCAGATTGTGCTGCTCACGCAGTGCACGTTCTTTGTCTGCCAGCTGGCTGGTCAGCTGAACCGTTTTTTTTCTCAGGTCGTTAAGCGCTGTCTGTTTCTGCAGCTCCTGCTGTTTCACATCCAGCAGCGTCAGCGCCTGAATCAGCTCATTCTTACGGGCCAGCACACTCTTTTCATCTGCCGTCAGCTTTTTCCCGTCCAGGTCGCTGATGCGCTGCTGCAGGGCCAGAAGCTGTTTATGCGCTTCAGTCATCCTTTCAGTGGCAATGCCTGCTGACTGTCTGGCAGCAGCAATCTGCCCTTCCACCTGTGCCTGCTGCTGACTGTACTGCAGCAATAACCGGGTGGCCTCATCATTACGGGTTGCCCGTGTATTTTTCTTAATGGCTTTTTCGTAACGTTCATTTTCACGCTGTATCGCCGCATCCCTGACAGCCTGGTCGGCGTACTGCATGGCATTAATACGCGCAATTTCCCGCTGATGTCGTGCAGCTTCCGTTTCATTCATCCGGTTCAGCGCGGCATTTTCAGCATTCCGGCGTTTCTGTTGCTCCTGGTAATTCCGTTCTGCCTGCGCTTTTGCATCCTGCAAATCCTTCCGGCGTTTTTTCTCCTGAAGATCGTTAAGACGCTGCTGATCGTACTCCACCTGTGTGGAGGCGTTTGTCCACGGATATTTTTTCGCGCGCTGAATTTTTTCCTGTAACGCATCAATCTGCGCATCCAGCGAGTCTTCACGACCAATATTCATGGCCGCATCCCAGAACTGCTTCCACCAGTCAGACAAGGTTTGCAGCGTACTACCCAGCGCATTGAGATTATTATCAATATCAGATGTGCGTTTACCGGTTTCCTCTGCCAGCGCAGACATGGCGATCCGGGCCGCATCACTGGACCGCCCCTGCTCCCCAAGGACGCGTATCTGCTCAAGCTGAGTGGCATTCAAAAAATGCAGCGCATTGTCCAGCGCCTTCGCGGCATTTACAGGATCATCCTTCAGCCGCTTAAACTGATTTATGGTATCGCTGACCGACTGGCCAACCGATCGCTCCATCTGTGCGGCAGCTTTCGCCACCATACCAATATCGTTTCCATGAAATGCCCCACTGCCCACCACCTGTGCCAGCGCACCGGCTGCCGCATGTTGCGTGATACCATTCCCGGATATGGCCCGGCTGAGTTTCCACAACTGCCCGACAGTGACACCGGCATAATGTCCCGTCAGCGCCAGCTGACGGTTAAATTTCTCGCCCTCCTTCCGGCCGTCATGCCAGGCTTTACCCAGACCCAGGACCGCCGCGACAAGTCCGCCAATAACGCCGCCAGTCATCATGCCTTTCGGCGACATCAGTGCGCCTGTCCATCCGGCACGGTTAGCCAGCGTTATCCCGGATCCCCTCAGCGCACCAAAATTGCCTCGCGCCATCTGACTGATTAACACCCCCAGCTCCCGCCGGGCTGCCGCACTTTTCAGCCCCAGCGAATGTGTGGCTTTTCCTGCCCGCTCCATTTTGCGGATATACACTTCTGCAGCACTGCTTACCCCCAGCTGAGCCGCCCTGGCGCGAAGCAACTCAGAAGACGACAGATTCTGGCGGGTTGCCTGCTCTTTAAGCTGGCGGATAAACGCCGCTTTCTGCCGGGTGGCCTGTTCCTCTGCCTGCGTCAGGGCACGGGTTTTCGCCGTGATCTCCGAAATCAGCGCCAGATAATCCTGCTGACCAACCCCGCCACTGTTTCTGGCCTGTCGGATCTGCTGCTGAATACGCTGTAATTCCTGAAGCCCCGCACCGGCCTGTTTCACACTGTCAATCTGGCGATAAAAGGCGGCAGCCGCTTTATCCTGCGCCTCCGCCAGTGCCCTGGCCTGCGCCTGTTCCTCGCGCATTTTCTGATTCAGGGCATCCACGCGCAGACGGGTTTGTTCCACCTCACGGGCCATGCGTTCATGAGCCCGTGCATTCTTCTCCACCGTCTGCGCATGGGCTGATGCTGCTGTTGCAGCCGAAGAAGCCGCCTGCATTGTCTGCCGGGCCGCCTGAGTCTGACGCTCCATAAAACGCTGCATACGGGCAGAAGACCGTTCTGCATCGCTGGCTGCACCATTCAGAAGGTTTTTGATACGGGGAATTTCATTTTTAAACTCTGCCGCATCAATCCCCAAATCAATGACCAGGTTGGCTATCTGGTCCATAACGCACACCTCCGGAAATACCTTCCCCAAGATGCATCAGTTCTTCGTCCGTTCGCTCCGGTATCCCGTTCTCTTCCGGTAAAAGGCTGAAATCAGCCACCGCAGCATCGCTGCTGCCGGACACCATTCTCACGATCAATGCCTTCAGCGAGGCAAACTGCGCATCCATCCACACATCACTGAAGCTCTGCATCCGGAAATAATCGCCCCACTCACCAAGCTCAGTGGCCGACATATCCGACAGCATCCGCCGCCAGTCTGCCCGCCGGAACTCCCGGGCAAGCCGCATGACAAACTGCATTTCCCGCGTCAGGACTTTTCCGGCGTCAGCGCCTCATGATCATCATCCCCGGCATTCTCAATGGTCCCCATACCGCTCAGCGACAGAACCCTCTCCGCCCCCGCGCCCAGCGCATCATACGACCATGTTGTCATAATGGATGCGCAAAGCGTCTCAACATCCTGAGACTGCTCAGCATTCCACAGTGAGCGGGAAACCAGCCAGGCATTGATATCCATTCCCATACGCAGAAAAGCAATCTGTCGTTCAGCCTCCGGCAGTTCTCCCTCCTGTGCATCAAACTTTGCCGTTCGCTGCTGAACAAACGTCAGATATTCAATTCTCTGCAGCCCGGACAGCTCACTGAGCACCACGGACTGTTTTTCATAATTAAACGTATCCTGTTTCAGAAACATCATGTTCTCCGGATGCAAAAAGCCCCGGATAACCGGGGCAATGATGAGTATCGTCCTGTTATGGTGCGCTGACGGTCACCGCAGCCACTGCCACAAACTCTCCGTCAGAGGTCATGCCCACGATGCTGACACTGCCCTGCTTCACGCCTTTCACCGTGGCCACAAGCCCGCTCAGGGTCACCGAAGCAGTCTGAGGATCTGACGAATGCACACTGATCGCTTTGTCACTGGCCCCGTCAGTTTTTACTGTAAAGGTCAGTGTGGTGGTTGCTCCCGCTTTGACACTGACAGATGCCGGTGCCACCGTCAGTCCGGTAACACCCACGGTTTCAGTGCCTTCCTCTGCCAGATACGGACGCCCCACACCGCTGATTTTCACAGTGCGGGTCATCACGTCTTTTGAGGCAATGGTTTTACCCAGTGAGCTCAGCCAGCCGCGGAAAACATCAACAGTGCCGTTGGGATATTTGATACGAAACGCGCAGACTTCACCGGAGTCGAACAACTGAACCAGTTTTTTCTGCCCGCTGTCACCCGGACGCCAGGCCAGCGTCGCCGAAGTATCACCAACGGATTTCTGCCCCTGGGTTGTCGTTTTCCAGTCTGCATCTTCATCATCGAGATAAGTGTCATCTTCTGCATCAGCGGTCATTTCGCCAGGTTGCAGATCCTTCACCATCGCAAGACGCAGCCAGTCAGTGTCCGACAAAGGGTTCGCAAACGCATCGCCGTTGCCGGTATACATCCAGAACGTCGTCCCCGCACCTTTCGTCTTTGCCAGTGGATTTGGTGTGGTCATTACCACCTCCTTAATTCGTGTACGTGATCTGGTACGTGATTTCCGCCATCGCCCAGGT